ATCACGAAGCAAATTGCGCGGGTCGCCCTTAGCTTGACAACTGGGCAATAACCTGTTACAATAATGACATGGACTAGGGGATCGCCCACACCCTTAGTTCTTTCCGTAATCCCGTGGGATTAACTTGTTTACTTATGGAGATCATCATGGATCAATCACAACTGTTATCTATTTTCGGCGGCGTGTACGACAAACTTGTGTCGGACGTTGCAGACGCAGTTATCAGCAAAATGAAAGCTGAGACTCAGGCCGTGCTTGCGCTTGACGCAGACACATTAAAAGCATCGCTCCTTGAGCTACTCAATGACGATGACCAAACACAGGAAGCTGTGCGCGAGGCGTCGGTTATCTACATCGACGATCAGGTCGCTAGTAAGGTTGAAGACGCAATGAACGACTTCGACTTCGAGTCCAAGATCGACGATGTTGTCGACCAGAAGCTTGAGAACTTCGAGCCCAACTTCTCAGGCGATGACTTCGAAGAGTCCGTCAAGACCGTCATTCGTGACGCCCTCTAATCCCACGGGATTAACTTATTAACTGGAGAACATTATGTCTATTAAAGATCACGCACTGTTAGTTTCCCTCACTGTCAACAAACCACAGATGACACAGAAGGACGGCAAGGCTACGGCCGATGCCGAGTCTGCCAACAACGCCCATGGTGCAGGGCAGTATCGCAAGGACTTGTACCCCAAGTCGCTTGTTCAACCGATCGTTGCAGTGGAGACACAAGCCCGTGCATACATCGACAGCACCACATACCCGTGGCACAGGGGTGAGGACTTGTTGCCTTCATCGCGTTTCATGCAGTTCGCTGACCGCATGGCCAAGTTCGATCTCGAGTTCGATCAGGCGGTGACTGCGTTCCTCAACAACTGGAGCAACGTCATGATGCTTGCACAGAATAGTCAGGGCGGGTTGTTCGATCCCAACGCATACCCTGACTTGACTGACCTACGCAGATCGTTTCGCTTCCGCATCAACTACCGCCCCGTCACTGACATGGGTGACTTCCGCGTATCCATGCAGGAAGAAGAGCTCAGCACCTTGCGTCAGCAAGTTGAGGAGGCGACAAAGGAATCTATGAACGCGATCATGCGTGCACCCCTCGAGCGTCTGAAGCAAGTGGTTGCTCGCTTACATGATGTGACCGGCAAGGGTGAGCGTGAGATCATCAACAAGAGAACGGGTATCGGTGAGATTCGATCGCCTATCTTCCGCGACTCGGTGTGTGAGAACATTGCCGAGGAGATAAACTTGTTGCATGACTTCGCTGACATTCTTCCGGACAACATCCTTGCACTGGCAAAGACAGTCATCGACACGACGCCGCATCCACAACAGTTGCGTGACGATCCCGAGAAGCGTAAGGCGGTTAACGTGCAGACAACTGCACTGCTTGCGTCCATCGACGAGATGCTCGAGTTCTGATTTGCACTCAACTCAGAACCCTAGTAAGATAGGCACACACGGGAGCCTTAATCCCGTGGGATTAAAAACTTGTTTACTTAAAGGAAATCATCATGCGTATTGCACACGTTACCCCCATCCTCGTTAAGCGTTACCTCAACGACAACACACGAGCCCGTACAACCTTTTTGCGCGGCCCATCGGGTATCGGCAAGTCCGAGGTTGTGTTCCAGACAAGCAAGCTATTGTCTGAGCATGTATCTAACTGGCAGGGTGTAGTTGACCTACGTCTCGCACAGATGGAGCCCACTGATTTGCGCGGTATCCCGCACGTAGTTGATGGCCGCACACACTGGGCACGCCCAGACTTTCTGCCCGCAGATGGCGCGGGCATTCTGTTCCTCGACGAGATCACATCAGCACCGCCCTCAGTGCAGGCGGCCGCATACCAGTTGTGCCTGACGCCCGAGGACTTTGGCATTCCCGCAGAGTGGATGGTCATCGCCGCAGGCAATCGCAAGACCGACCGAGGTGTGACGTACAACCTAGCCGCACCCCTACAGAACCGCATGTGCGACATCGACGTCAACACGACGATCGACGACTTCACTGCACACGCCATCACACGTGGCATTCGCCCAGAGATTCTGGCCTTGTTGCAAGACCGCCCTGACTTGTTGCACAAGTTCGAGCCCACTGGTGACATTCGTCCCTTCCCCTCACCTCGCTCATGGTTCGCTGTGTCGCACACACTGGAGCTTGATCTGCCCGTGCAGGATCGCGTCGAGCTTATCAAAGGTGACGTGGGTGAAGAGGCGGCCATGATCTTCGAAACACATCTGCGTGTATGGGAGTCGATGCCACGTATCGAGGACATTCTGCAAGGCAAGGACGTGCCTGTGCCCAAGGAACTCAACGTACGCTATTGCGTCGCTATGGGTTTAGCTACGCGCCTCGACGCTACCAACTTCGACAAGGCGTGGAAGTTCTTGTCTAAGATGCCCGGTGATGTACAGACACTCACGATTAAACTTGCACACAAACGTGACCGCACGATCACTAAGAGTTCAGCGTTCACCCAGTGGGCTATCGCGAACCAAGCCGCGTTTGCGATGAGATGATGGTTGACAAACGACCAGAGCTTCGATGGCAGAACACACCTGTGGGTGCTTGGACTGCCTACGTTGAGAAACGTTCGAAAGCTAGCTCACTCAAGCAGATGCACGTCAAGCATGCGTTTGCGTTCGTTCGCCCTGCCTACAATATATCTGGTCTACTTGACGCAGATCGTGGTTGGGTTGTGACACGCAACACGTTTGATGATGTGCAAGCGTTTGAGGATTTAACTACTGCTCGGGTGTTTGTTGAGTCGTTGTTCGCATTGGAATATAATTGACCTAATCCCACGGGATTAACTTGTTTACTTACTGGAGAAAATTATGACCACCTTATCTGATCGAATCGATCTTGCATACAGCAAGCTCGGCCTTCGTGAATCATTCATTGCCGCTGTGATGACACGCGTCAAGCGTGAGGTATCTGACAAGGTATCTACTGCAGGAACCAATGGCGCGTGGGTGCGCTTTAACCCTGCGTTCTGTGATCCTCTGACTGACGAGGAATTGTTTGGCCTTGTGCTACATGAGGCGGTACACGTTGTGCTGATGCACATGTGGCGTCGTGAGAGCCGTGATCCGAGTTTGTGGAACTACGCCAACGATGCGCTTATCAATGCGTACATACGTAGTCGTGGATGGCAACTGCCCAAGGGCGGCGTCAACGTAGGATGGGTGCGTGAGAGCATGTCCTCCGAAGAAGTCTACGCCAAGCTCAAAGAAAACCCACCACCGCCACAAGGCGGTAAGGGCTCAGGTGATGGTGATGGCGATGAGGAAAGCCAACCCAATGCAGGTGGCTTCGATGGCAAGGGTGATCTCGAAGATGCTCAAGATGATGCTACTCGTGTGGACATGGAGGCGACTATTGTAGCCGCAGCTCGGATGGCTAAGGAATGCGGCCAAGGTTCGAGCTTAATCGATCGTGTACTTGACAACGTAGGCCAACCTCATGTGCGGTGGCAAGACGTGACTCGTTCCATGATGACTGAATCGTCCGCCGCTGACTACACGTACACACGCCCCTCGCGTCGCTTCATTGGCTCTGGCTTGTACTTGCCATCGCTTCGCACTGACTCGCTCGGTGGCTTGGCTATTGGCTTCGACACATCAGGATCAATGGGCCCCAAGGAATGCAACCAGATCGCCGCTGAGATTCAGGCAATCGTTGACGACTTGCAACCATCATTCGTAGAAGTTATTTACTGCGACTACCACGTGACGCACGTCGAGCGTTTCGAGCGTGACGACATGCTTGCTCTGCACCCCAAGGGCGGTGGCGGTACGCGCTTTCAGCCAGTGTTCGAGCACCTCGACAAATCAGACGAGCGTTACTGCGGCATGATTTTCTTCACTGACATGGAGGGCAACTTGGACGAATGCGAGGAGCCAACCTATCCTGTCATCTGGGCCGACATCGGCCAGTCCCATCCACGTGAGCCTTTCGGCACACGGGTTACCGTAGCATTATGAGAACAACATGAACACATCCTTCAACAAAGAAAAAGACATTCAGTATCGCTTGACGCGTATCGAGACGAAACTCGTGCGCGGCTTTGAGGAACTGGGTGTCAACATCGACCAAGACCGAGAGTGGTTGTCCGTCGACGAAGAGAACCTTGTCGTGTACGTTTCCACACTGGGACGTTCACTAACTGTTGTACTAAGTGACATGGCACGTAACGGCGCTAAAAGCGTTGGCAAACACTACGACATCGTTAATCGCGGTGAAGTAGTTGGATCAATCTGTTTTAAACCAATTGTGTAAAGAGTACTATCATGAACCCAGAACCAATCATCCACCAAGGCATACCCGTTCGTTCAGTGTGCTTCCCCGTCATACCTGCAGACGACAAACGTTTTGTCTGGACTGCCGGTGCAGACGTGCAATCCGTATGGCGTCGCTTCGGGTGGAAACCCCTAGAAGAAACAGGGAAGCGAGCAGTCAATGATTAAGTACAATGACTACGACGAGGCCATCATTGGCCCCGCATACATTCACAGAGACCATCAAGTGGTTCATGTACTTGTTTACGACGCAGAAAAAATCAGGGATATTCTCGTGACGCGCGACGGCATGTCGCACGAAGAAGCACGTGAGTATATTGAGTTCAACATCGAAGGTGGTTACTTAGGCATTGAGACGCCTGTGCTTGTGTGGCCAGATGATATTTGGGATGAAGGCGATGAAGAGTAATTTTGTGAACAATCATTTGGCCATTGGTAGCCAACAACCCGTACATAGATTACAACTTTGTAATAAATGTGAAGAAGTACGACCGCCGGAGGGCGGCGTGCAAATGAATTCCGCACGATGGATTTGTGCCTCGTGTTGGACTGATCGCGTCACGGGACGTAACTTAAAACAACTTAAACCAAAGGAACGCAATGATTAAAAACGCAGATGCAGTGCAAATTGGTGGATCGCACTATAAAGATATGCCAGTACAACCTTGGAATGTTATGTCCGCTGTGTTGACGCGCGAAGAATTTATAGGTTTTCTGAAAGGCAACATTATTAAATACTCGATGCGTGCAGGACGAAAAGATGGCAGTGACGATGGCAACAAAGCATTGCACTACATCCACAAGTTGCACGAAGTACAGAATGCGGAAACGTAGCAAGTATCGGCCACGTGCCATACTTATAAATACCCTTGGATATGTAGTCGAGGGGATGACACCGGTAGCTAAGTACGACACCTACTTGGTTGATCTCAAGATCAAGAACCACTTAGCAATGTCAACCTTGACTAAAGGGTTGGCAACGCGTGTTGATATTGATACTTTGATTGCCACAGTAAACATTACTGAAGCTTTGTACAGATTGGGCTTTGGTAAAGAATATGCCGACGTAGTAACAGAAGGGCTCGATGCATTACGTGACGTTGGTAGACGTGGTGTTGAGACGGGAAGGTTTATCTTAAAAGCATCTGAGATGAATTCACTAAACCTTGTCATGGAATTGCATGACGCGCAGATGGACTTAGTTACTGTAAAAGATATGGACAAAGCTGTTGAGCTTGTTCGTGAAGAGTTTCGTCAACGGAAAATGAGACCTATTGTGGAGAAAAATTAATGAACGCTATTTACGAATTCCTAAAGAAGTTATTTACCCGCGTTCCGCTCGCAGTGACGGATGAACACTGCCCGTATTGCCACGGGATCGGCTATGACGCAAGTGGGTTTACATGCAGTTGTTTGCGGGAGAAAAAATGATCTTAGTAGACACTGACATAGAACGTAAACGCTGTGCTGCGATTGTGCGGAGATCAATCGTACGCAACAAAAACAACATCATGCACGTGCAGATACTTAAACGCGTGCTCGAGAAAATAGTTAACCCGAGGAAACCAAAATGTACAGAATCCCAAGTGACCTCTCCGAACTTGAGCTGATGCTTGCCGACTCGCAAGCAGAAGGCCGACTACTACGTCATCGATTAGATATTGTGTCTGAAGAAGCTCTACGTTTGCGTCAGAAGCTAGAACAGATTTACACTGTGGCTTACTTAGCTCTGGACAACAGAGAACTTGATAATATGGATATGAACTAATGGACATACTCACTGTAGATATTGAGACGTACTACGATGCACAATTCAGTTTGTCGAAGATGCAGACTGATGCGTACATTACCGACGAACGGTTTGAATTTATCGGAGTATGCGTTGCGAAGAACGACGAAGACCCTGTGTGGTTCAGTGGAACTGAAGCAGAGATTCTTGAGTGGGTGCACGTCAACTACGACTGGGCCAACTCAGCCGTAAGATGCCACAATACTTTGTTCGATGGCTACGCGCTGACACAAAGACTGGGTATACGACCGAGGCTATGGATGGACACGCTCCCCCAAAGCCGCATGCTCTACCCCTACTTAGTCTCTCACTCACTTGCTAACTTAACCAAATTCTTCGGATTCCCTGACAAGGGTACTGAAGTTGTTAAAGCTCTAGGCAAACGCCGCAATGACTTTAATCCCACGGGATTAGCGGAATACGGCGATTACTGCAAGCATGACACGTGGCTATGCCGTGCGATCGGTGAGAAGATGGACGCCTTCACTCCGCCATTAGAAGTTCGTTTGATCGACATGACTGTGCGTATGTTCACAGAGCCCATGCTTGTGGGCGATGTTGCTGTGATGGATAGGCTATATCACGAAGAAGTTGCACGCAAAGAAGACCTGATGCGTTCGCTCATTGTCGGGAAGGACACGCTGATGTCCAACGACAAGTTTGCAGAACAGCTCGAGCTACTAGGTGTTAGCCCACCTAAGAAGATAAGCCCCGCAACAGGGCGTGAGACCTTTGCCTTTGCTAAAAGTGACAAGGGCTTTACTGACTTGCTCGACCACGAAGACTCAGGTGTTCAGGCACTGGTAGCCGCACGCCTTGGCGTCAAGACAACCATTGCAGAAACCCGTGCGCTCAAGTTCGTGGATACTGCAAAGCGTGGCCCCCTGCCGGTGTACCTCAACTTCTGGGGTGCTAAAACCACTGGCCGTTACTCGGGCGGCAACAGTATCAACTGGCAGAACATCCCCGCCCGTGGGCCGTCTGCGGGTTTGCGTAACGCCCTGCTTGCCCCTGCCGGACACACTGTGCTCGTAGGTGACTCATCCAACATTGAGCTTCGCACTGTGATGGCTTTGGCCGGACAGGATGATGTGGTAGAGAAGTTGGCCAATGGCGTGGACTTGTACTGCGACTTTGCGTCCAAGCTCTTTGGCCGTGACATTACCAAGGCAGACAAGGCTGAGCGTTTCTTAGGCAAGACAGCCATGCTCGGGTTGCAGTACGGTGCCGGTGCTCCGCGCTTTCAGGAAATGGTTCGTATCGCAGCGCGTACTGATCCGGCTGTGAAAGCTATCGACCTCGATCGTGCGTACGACATCGTGAACCTATACCGCTCAGTACATCACAAGGTAGTTGACCTATGGGGTAGGTGTCAGCAAGTAATCCTGCCCGATATTGCCAATGGTTGTAGCCTGATGACTGTGGATGTCAACGGATGGTTTATCACGCAGAAGGATGGCTTCGGACGTCCGGGTGAGCCCGGTGTGATGTATCACGACCTGAAGTACGACGGCAAAGAGTGGACATACTTAATGGGCAAACAACGTGTACGTATCTTCGGCCCGAAAGTTGTAGAAAATTTATCACAACATGCTGCAATGCGGATCGTTATGTGGCAAACTGCACGTATCAACGAACGGTACCCCGTCAAGCTGTCAGTCCATGACGAAGCAGTCTGCGTAGTACCAAATGAAGAACTTACTCAAGCACGCGCCTATATGGAAGAGTGCCTATCTCTAACACCCAAGTGGTGTCGGAGCATTCCCGTATCTTGTGAGACGGGTGTAGGCCCGTCGTATGGTGCGGCGAAATAGGAAACTTATGACCCAAGTAATGCCGCTGTCTTTTAGTCGTCTATCAACATTTGAAACATGCGAGGCCCAGTTTGATTATCTGTACGTATCTAAACGCGTACCCAATTCATCAAACGAAGCGTCCGAGTATGGAGATCGTGTACACAAGTTGCTAGAAGCTAAAGGCCGTGGCGTGCTTGACATGGACTCCCTATCTGCTGAAGGGCGTAGCACACTAGATCAATGGGGTAGCGTTGTTGACGTCATCATGAAGCGACCGGGCGACAAGTTGTTCGAGCATCAGATGGCTGTCAATGCAGACTTAAAACCTGTTGACTGGTTTGCCAAAGACGTGTGGATCAGATCAATCGCTGACGTGCTTGTTGTGGATGGCGACACTGCATACTGCCTTGACTACAAGACAGGCAAAGTAAAAGAAAACCCAACACAGTTGCAACTGTTTGCGGCCATGGTGTTCTGGCATTACCCAGAAGTTACCAAGGTCAAGACATCATTCATCTGGCTCAAGTTTAACGAGACAACAAACGCCGTGTACGAACGTAGATTTCTAGACTCAATGTGGCGAGCACTGAAGCCTCGATTCGCAAAGGTGCAGGACACGATTGAACTTGGCGTATACAAAGCAAAACCCTCGGGCTTATGCCCATGGTGCGCGGCAAAAGATATTTGCCCTGACGCACGACTGAAAGGTAAGAGATGAAGAACGAAGCCGATGTTAAAAAGATTGTCAAAGATGTTCTCAAAGATGCAGACTTATGTTGGTGGTTTATGCCACCTGCTAATGGCTATGGTCGGTCTGGTATTCCTGACTTTGTGGGCTGCGTTAATGGTTCTATGTTTGCTATTGAGACCAAGTTTGGTAAGGGCACTACTACAGCCAACCAAGAGAGGGAAATATCAACGTTGACTAGAAGCGGTGCAAAGGTGTGGATCGTACGTGAGACATCTGTTGACGTATGGGCAATTGAATTTAAAGCGTGGGTTGCTCTGACATGCTTGTAATACCTGACAAACGCAAGATCATCATTAACAGCAATGAGAATGCCACTGTGCAGTCTCTGATGCCGCATGCCAAACAGTTCATGCATGATGGTGAAT